AATCATGGCGATTGTTGATCGCCATGGATTGCCGCTATCGGTAAGCACGCATGCGGCCAACCATCACGAAGTCCGCCTGGTGCAACTGTGCTTCGACTTCTACATGATTGAAGCCAAGCCGGAGAATCTGATCCCCGGTAGGCCATCCCAAGCCCGCGCGGTCCCTCCTCCCCAACCAGCAGCGCGCGAAGTAGAAGCTGATCACCAAAGCAGCGCGTCGCAGAATCAATCGCGCGAAACTTTTGAACTCGAGAATGCTCGGCTGAGATCCGAAGCAACGCGGCAAGCAAAGCGAGGATGCGAAGGGCCTGTCCAGATCTGCTGGCTCGGATAGCAAGGCCGACCGTGGTAGACTTCAATCCCCCGAGGGCCGCAACAATGAACCGAACCAAAGACCTTGAGCACGAGCTGGAGCTGGAGCAAGCCGCCGGACGTGCCAACCCGCAACTACGACAACAGGCGCGACTCGAACTCGAGCAAGCTGCTGGACGCCGCGCAGCAGCAAAGGCGAAGACCTCGCCGGCAGACCCGACACAACCATCGGAACCGGCCGCAGAGACGCCCCCCGAGCGCTAGCCGCGCCAATCCGCCCTGCCGCCGCGCAATCGCACAGGACGGCCTCTGGGAGGCGCCAGAACCCCTTCTAATCCAGCCCAAGCTCGCCCTTTCCCCAAACTTAGACTAATGCCCGCGCCACAGGCCTGTGACACCCTCCGCTTGACCATGTAACGATATTGTGTACGAGGGAATAATGAAACAGGCGCTAAGCTACATTCGAGTTTCGACCCAGAAACAAGGCCGATCAGGCTTGGGTTTAGAAGCACAGCAGGCGGCGATCGAGCGATTCTGTGCGGCAGAGGGCTTTAAGGTTACGCAGGCATTCTCGGAAACCATTAGCGGCAAGAAGGACGACGACAAGCGACCGGCTCTCGCGGAAGCTCTCGCGCTCGCCAAAAAGCAAGGCCTGCCAATCATCGTGGCCAAGCTCGACCGGCTCAGCCGCGACGTCCACTACGTTAGCGGGCTCATGAAGCACCGCGTCCCGTTCATCGTCGCCGAGCTAGGCGCGGACGTTGATCCGTTTCTGTTGCACCTTTACGCGGCGCTCGCCGAGAAAGAGCGTGCGTTGATCTCGCGCAGGACGCGGGACGCTATGGCTCGTGCCAAGGCGCGCGGCGTGAAGCTCGGCGGCTATCGCCACGGCGGCTCGACCTCGAGAACCGAGGCACTCGAGCGGGCCGAGGCACTGCGTCCAGTACTTGAAGAGCTGCGCAGCCTCTCCCATCGCGGCGCAGCCGAGGCACTCAACGAACGCGGCCTAAAGACCGCTCAGGGCAGCGCGTGGAGCGCAGTACAGGTGATGCGGGTGCGCAAGCGACTCGCTCGTCCCTGACAACGCTCATCACCACCCCACACCGCGCTGCCGGAAACGCTGGCTCAAGACCAAACCGAACGCGCGCCGGCTCGGTGTTTGGAGCCCGGCTCGCAGACGAATTTCATAATCTCCGAAGCCGACACGTCACCCTTTTTACGGCACAGCAAGTTCCAAGCCGCCTCGATCGCACGCGCGACCGCGCGCTCCGACGTCGCTTCAGCCCGAAGCTCGCTGACACTGCCCGACCCATCGGCTATGGTTACGTCCATGACAAAGCCCTACCACGGCGTCGCCGGCTTCGACCTCGGCATCGATGACGACATCGCGACCCCGAGCACCGTCCCCGATCCCATCCAATCACTCCGTGAAAACATCGAGTTCTTAACCGATCTCTGCCGATTTTCTGAGGGGCTCGAGCTCTACACCGAGGCTGCCGTCCGAAAGAAGTGGCGTCTCCCCGACGCCGTTTGGAAAAAACTCGGCGGCGACGACGAACTGGTCGGGGCGATCGATGAAATTAAAAGTCAAAGACTGAGATCGGGTGCAAGAAAACGTGAGCTCGCGCAAGGGCACGTCATCCGCGGGCCAGCCGTCCTCGCCTCGATTATGGATGATCCCAAGGCGAATGCTCGGCACAGGGTCGATTCGATCCGCACGCTGAATCAGATCGCCGACCCTCCAGAAGCCGCACCCGAACGGGAATACATCTCAATTCGAATCGACCTGTCAGCGGATACGCGGGCCAGGGGTCAGGAGCCAAATCCAGGCGACGTCATAACAATCGAAGCAGAGCCCCGGCTCGGCACCCCGAGACAAATTGAAGACGGCCACAGCGAACGACCGGATGACGAATGGAAGCGATGACGATTTTCGAGCGGCTGAGGCAAGGGCGACTACCGGCCGAAACGACGATCAAACAACCACACAAAAGCTCGCCCCAACTCCTCCTCGACTGGCTCCTCCAACACTGGACAGAACCAACCGTCTGCATGCGAGATCTCTATAGCTACGCCCCTCGCTCCATCCGAGATGAAGAGATCGCGATCAGCTCAGCCGAAGCTCTAGTCCAACACGGTTGGCTCTCGGAACTCAAAGCGCACCGACACGATAGACGCGTCTGGCTCATAAACAGAAAACCAATAATCCACCCAACCGTCCCAGCCGAATAACCGCGCTACTGCGCCGACAAATTAAATATTCCCGCCGGAAGATAAGAAGATAGACCCCCCTAGGGCCTGTCCATGTCCCCCAGGGGTGTCCAATCCTATGCCCGCCGCCATCCCTCCCATTCTCCCGCGGTCTCAATAGTTAGCGGCGACGTGCCGCGTAAAACCAAATCGAGACAAAGAAAAACTCAAACCGAGCAACGCCGATCGCTGTCGAACATCTTCGCAGCTCGAGGAGGTCGAGGCCAAAGGGTCTTGGCCAGCTCCCGATCTACAGGGCCTATCAGTCGCCTACTCATTTTCGGTCGGTTCTTAGCGGTCGCGACAAATGTCACCACGGTGACAAACCTCACCGAGCGCCGCTTCCGGGCCTATTGGGATCGCACTGCGCATCTGGGTCACGAGCGGCTGCGGGGCTTGCTCGTGAAAAGTGCCGACAAAACCTGGCAGTGCCAATGGGGGGTGAGCCAGAGCAGGCGCGAGAGATTAGCCCCTGGTGGCGCTCCGCCAAGGCAGCGCGGGCCATTCTAGCGAGGGCACACGGGAAACATTGGCGAGCGGACAAAGCTTCGATTCGGCCGCTTCACGGCATTTAGTCCGATGGGACTAAACCTCACCGAGCGCGATTCTTAGCCTTCATCGGAAATTCCCCCACGGGGGAAATGTGCCCATGGGCACAAACCTCTCGGAGCGTCGATTCCGGGACTATTGAGCCGCCTGCTCGTTTTCGGTCGCTTCCTAGCCGTTGCAGGAAATCCCGCGGTCGCGGGAAAACTCAGCGAGTGCGCAGAGCCCCGGACAGCCCGGCACCAGCTGCGGCCCTCTCAGCAGCCGCCACGACCGGACTGAGGCGACCATACCCCAATCAAAAATTCACCAACTGATACAAGCCATGTAACCAGCCCCTTGACATATAATGAGGGCTAGTGTAATACCTCACCGTTCGGTGACGTTTTACACGGAGGGGCCATGAAGCCCGCAATCGGTTACATCCGCGTCTCGACGCAAAAGCAGGGACGCAGCGGTCTCGGGCTCGAGGCCCAGCAAACAGCGCTGGCGAAGTTCTGCACTGACGAGGCGTTCAATCTCCTCGAAACCTTTACTGAGACCGAGAGCGGCGCCGACGATGACCGGCCACAACTGAACGCGGCAATCGAACACGCACGCAAGGTCAAAGCCCCAATCATCTGCGCCAAGCTCGATCGGCTCTCGCGCGACGTCCACTACATCAGCGGCCTGATGAAGCACCGCGTACCCTTCATCGTCGCCGAGCTAGGCGCGGATACCGATCCGTTCCTGCTGCACCTCTATGCGGCCCTCGCCGAAAAGGAGCGAGCGCTGATCAGCAGAAGGACCAAAGACGCGCTCGCAGCCGCCAAGGCGCGCGGTGTCATCATCGGTGGACTACGTGACAAGGGCCGCGAACTTCAAGCCGAAGCCGAGGCGCGCGCCGAAGCATTGCGGCCGGTGTTCACCGAGCTGGCCAACTTGTCGCTTCGCGCCCTCGCTCGGGAACTTAACAGACGCAAAATCCCAACGGCCACCGGCCGACCATGGTCAGCGGTGACGGTAACCAAAGTGCGCCAGCGACTCGCTCGCTCCTGACAACGCTCGCAGGCTCACCTGTTGAGCCTGGCCGAGCTGGTCGAGCTGGTCGAGGTAGATCGCCGCCGCCGCTCAAATCCTTCCCGAACGCACTCCGCCGTAACACACGGAAAACGAATTCGCACAAACGCCACGACCGC